GAACGGCAGCAGCGTAGCGTTGTCTATTTTCCAAACGTTAGGCGGCGCGTAAACACTCCAGTCGCGGCGATAAGTAGATAGATCGTAAATAGCATTTGACGCGTCATACGCAAAGCCCTCGTTATAGTTCTTTACGCCGTCCGGGTTAATCCATTCTACTAACTGCGTTCCGTCTAACCAGGGCTTGCCTACCACCTTTACTTCTGGCATTGGGTCGGCGGCGGGAACGTGTAAGTAAACGTAATTGACGCCGAACTCAAATTCGCCATAAACGGTATAAATAGTGACTTCAGGATAAGTGCCAGAATCTGGTGATATCAACACTTCGTCGTTAGCCGTTCCAAGATAAGTGATGATATCGCCGATACCAGACGCGCTTACCCAGTGGTAAGGCTTCGGATAAACGACCATGTAATCGCCGGGAGTAAGTAGGGCGGAAAATATCTCTTCCTCAATCGTGCCTTTGGCATAATCGTGGCTTGAGATTTGAACCGCCGTGACGAGCTGCTGAATAGTTAGCTCCTGCGAGTCCGTCTTTTCGTCGTCGGTTATGAAAATATCAACGACTTGATCGGAATATAATACGTTCACTGTATCATATTTAGCACTTGCCGAATCGTAGTAGCTTATCGTCTCAACGACCGTCGGGAGCGGGATAATACCTTGCTTAATGCATATATGGTCTGAACCGGCGGTAACCGCATAAGCGCCGCAAGCGAATAAAACATGCTGAAGCGATTCGCGGAGTGTCTTGTTGCCCGGCAAGTAGCCTTTTAGCTGTTTACTGGCAATAACCGAGTCTATCTCGTAGCCAACATCAACCTCTTTAAGAATGTCGGCGATAATTGTGCTTACGGAAGTTGGCAGCTCATAAAAGTTGCCAAGATAGGTCTTATTGTCCAACGTGCCAATAGCGTCCGTGCAAACCAGTTCCAACTCGCCCTGTTTCGGGTTGCGCCATTCTTGCAGATAAAACCGCCCGACCATGTGCTCAACGCCGTTCATAGACTCGCGGATGTCAACGATAAGGCCGGTAGTCATGGACTGGTAGTAGATACCGTCCGAAAACGGGCTGAATTTGTCCCTGAGCGTTCTACCTTCGTCGTCTGCAACCGTATCGTCAAGCCAAACCCTAACCCTTGCGGTCGAGGACGGCAGTTCAATACCCACTGGATGAATTTCTTGCACCACTTCCGCTTCGATAACATCCGCGTCACGAAACTCGACCGTCTCATTGTTAATGCTTAGCTGAATTATCGGATAAGTGTTTGCCATTTACGCAACCTTAGTCGGCTGTTTGCTAACCACCGATACGGACATGGACTTCCAATAGGTAACGCCATTTTTGATTCGCAGCATTTCGTTTTGCGGGTTGGCAAAGTAGCCCGTGAACGTATGCGTACCGTCTTCATCCCAGAGCGTGATGGTGTGGAACTCCTCCGCCTCGGTGATTTTCTTCCAGAGAAGGTTATATTCTTCTGGAAACTTGTATCCAGAGGCAAACTCGATTTCGTAGTTGTAATAAACACCAATCATTTCACGGTGAAGATCGCCGTCGATGGTCCGTTCAGCATACTTATCCAGCGCATCTGCTTTTATTGTCAGCTTTTTAACTGGCACAATGTATTCTCTATCGTCGATAATGATCGTATCTTCGCGTACTGGCATTATGATACCCTCACGGCTTGCGCTAACATGGTATTGCCTACCCGACTATTCTCACGTTCAATGTGCGGCTTCAACTGCCTAACCAACTCGCCCATTGTCCCGCCGAATGTGATCGTGATATTCTGGTTGCCCATACCGCCGACTTCTTCCCTGACAATTTGACGAATAAGCGCCTCTGGGGCTTCAATGTTAGTTCCTGACCGTTGATCTCCAACAACTGCCATAAAAGGCGCGTTAGGCGGAATGACCGCGCCGGTTGCAAGTGGTTGAATCTGAATACCACCAACGGGCGGGATACTAACCCCAAAACTGTTGCCGCCGAAAAGTGGCACCCAGTCTGGAATGGTAAACGAGATACCATTCAACGTGTCGATTAGGCTGTTTATCCCGTCAGTTAATCCTGAAAGTAAGCCGTTCAGAAAATCAATAACCCCGTTGAACACGCCTTTGACAAATTCTCCCAAGTTAACAAACGGACTTTCTACAAACTCTTTGATTTTCTGAAAGGCGGTATCGAAGGCGTCTTTTATCGGCTCAATGACATTATCAGAGAACCAGTTGGAAGCCGTGTTCCAAACAAGTTGTATATCATCCCAGGCTCCAGTGATAAACCCTGATATGCTGCCCCACGCGTCAGAGAAAAAGCCCTTTACCGGTTCTGTCACATTATCGTAGAACCAGGTTGAGACGGTAGTCCAAACGAGTTGAACGTCATCCCATGTGCCGGTGAAGAATCCCTTAATATCAGTCCACGCGTTTGAAAAGAATGTCTTAGTAGGTTCTGTCACATTATCATAGAACCAAGTAGATACTGTATTCCATGTAAGTTGAATATCATCCCACGCGCCCGTGAAAAAGCCCTTGATGTCTGTCCAGGCATCTGAAAAGAATGTTTTTACTGGTTCGGTTACGTTATCATAGAACCATGTGGAAACAGTTGTCCATACGGTTTCTATATCAGTCCACGTGTCAGTAGCAAAGCCTTTGATATTATCCCAGGCTTCGCTAAACCAGCCTTTTAATGGTGCGATTATTTTTTCGTCGAACCAGCCCTTAGCGGCATTCCAAGCGTCTTCTATGCCCTGTTTTAGCCCATCAATAATATCAGTGCCCTGTTCTGCCATGACAGTAGAGGGCGATGCAATGCCAAATGCCTTTTTGAAGCCATCAATAAATGGCTTCACGATCTTATCTCGGAAAAACTCATAAATGCCAACGGCGGCATTAACTATCCCATCTAACAGTCCTTGCCAAATATCGCCGCCCGCTTCGTCTTTGAACCCCTGAAAGTACTCTAAGGTCTTAGTCCATGCCTGCTTCAGACTTTCCCAAATCGCCTTACCAAGTCCCTCAATTAGCGCAGCAGCCGCACCGAGAGCAGAGCCTAACAGTTCAAATAACCTTGATATAATTCCGCCCCAATCAGCACCGGTTATAAGCCCCCAAACATAAGCAATAGCGCTTGTTATGCCAGTCCATATGGTAGTACCAACGTTCTGCCAGTTTGCGGTCTGTAAGAAGCTAATTACGGTGTCCAGCAGCCCTTTAATAGCATCGCTTATTAAGCCGGCGTATTGCCTACCAATTTGAAGAAAGTTGATATTATCGAGAAACGTTTTGACCGAATTAACTACCCGATCAAACCCAGCGGCGGCGTCCGCTCCCATCCGACTGAAGTCGAAGTTCTGAATAGCTTCGCGCGCATTTGTAAGCGCACTGATAATTCCGTTTGATAATTGTAACCCGAGCTGTGAAAAGTCTCCCGCCTGGAATGCGTCTTTTATCATGCCCGATATTTTCGCAAGCTTCAATGCCAGCGTGTCTAATTCAGCGTTCAACCCGCCCGCTTCAGCCGGTGAAGGTAAGCCGCCCTCACCAACCGGAGGCACGCCCCCCCCGCCGGCCGTATCCTGACTTAGCACATTCAGCTTATCGAAACTTGCGAGCGCGCCCTTAGCCGCCTTACCAGCCGCTTCAGTGTTTGCCGCCGTATCTTCCATTGCCGCAGCGGTGGCTTCAGCATTATCCGCCATTGCCGCTTCAGCGTCTGCCATGCCAACAGCCGTGCCAAATAACAGGTTCATGACTTGCCCGACAATGTTAAATAGTTTCGTGAACCACAAAACAACCTGACTAACAGCCGGTATAATAGCGTTTAGAACGGGAACAATAGCATTGCCAACTGCCACTTTTAGGTTCAGGAACGAAGCGGACAATGCCGCCGTTCGTCCGGCGTAACTGTTAGTATATTCAGCAGCCGCCCCAGCGAAGACCCCCCCCTCTCTCATAAAGCCGTTAAATTCAGCTTGCCGCTTTTGTGCCAGAGTGAGGTTATTCGCGGTCGTGCCAATTTCTTTCGCGTATTCCTGCCACATTTTGGCAACGTTCTTTTGAATGCCTACGCTGTCTGTGAGCAGAGAGTTTTCCATGCGCAAGCCCATCGTAGCCTTCTCAATGGCTTGACCCATCGTGAATTGACCTTGCCGGTTGTAGACCGCCGCGTCCTTCATGACGTTCATCATCTGCTCAATTTGGGACGTATCATAGCCACGCGAGACCATGTTCTTATAGGCTTCATAAGCACTGGTCATCGGGACCAACCCATCGGCGGTGAAGTCCTGAATGAAGGTGGTAGCCTCTTGCATGGAGCGGTTATTGGCGTTCATCAGGAACTGCAAGCCTTTGAATTTAGACTCCATCTGGGTCGCGGCTTGCACGCTTGCCTTGCCAAAGTTTGTAATGGCGGCAACGGACAATGCGGCGGCGGCAATTGCCCCAAGTTTACCGAACATACTTGAAATCGAGCCGATCCCCTTTTGAAATCCGCTTGTGTTTAGTTTCGTGTCAAAAGTTAGATATCCATCAGCCATTATTGCGTGCCCTTTCCGCCGCCTCGAATGCCAGCATGTTCTTATGTTCCTGCCAGGTTATGTCAGCATCTTCAGCACCGGCAATGTAGAACGAATCGCCCATTTCTGCTATTGCCGCAAGTTCTTTTTCGTTGCAATCTCCATCGTAGTAGCGTTTACGCATAGAACATAGCTCACTAAACGTGGTATCCCGCAAGTCACTAAACAGCGCCCTGAATCTCCACCAGTGCATGTTGGCAGTGGCAAGGTCAATACCGTGTCGGGTTGAAAATGCCGCATAGATCAACTCCGCGTCTTGCTCATAACTGTAAGTGCGAATCGGGTCAGCGCGTCCGGCGGCTTCTTCAAGCGGCTTGCCGCCATGTATAAACCACAAGGCCCGCTCAACCGCCTTCTCAAAGTCTTCAGGTATCTCTATAAATAGCTTTTGTACCACATACACGTTTTGCTCAAGCGGGGTCAAATCGCCCTTTTCGAGCTCTACCATAATATCCAGGCAATCCCTGTGCCCCCAATTAATGGGATAATCCTCGCCATCAACGGTAAGGGAGGTAGGGAATGCTGAAGTCAGGATACTTGCCATTTATTGCGCTTTTTTCGTGCTACGCGGCTTTTTGAGCGGCTGTCCGAGCTTCTTTTCGATTGTTTCCTGACTAACACCGTTAATCTTACCCATCACCCAGCTTAGAAATTCAGCCATGAGATCAGGATCGAAGGCGCGTTCACCAAATAGCTTAGCAGACGCGCCCTTGCTAAAAATGTCATCCAGTTCACCGATGAAGTAATCTGCAACTTCCTGGTTATAGTCGAGTACGGCTTGCAAGTTAGAAGGCAGCTCCCCTTCAGCCGCCTCGTTCATTTTGTCGAGCTCTTCAGCCTTTTCTGCCATTTCTTTTTGCTTAGTCTGCAGGTCGAGCATAAACTCAGTGATCCGCTTGCGTAACAGCATATCGTTCGGGTTAAATTCAATAATCTTGCCCTCATCGCCGTCTATTGCAACCTTAACCGAGTTAGTCCGTGTAAAAGTTTCCATGCGTCTCCTTTTGGCTGTTATTTACAAGTAACAGCTAAGCTTAATCTTCATCAAAAGTTCCAGCTTCAGGATCATATTGACCAAACACGGGATCGCCCTGATGTACCAGTGAGACCGAGATTTTGAGCGGCTTTACCGCCTCGTCACCCATGCTGTTATAAACAACGCTTACTTTGTCCTTTACGGCTTCATAGGTTGTAACAATATCAGGATCTACTCCGGTAGTCGTTGCCTCGGTCATGTCAACGGAGAGCAAGTAGGTTTCAGCTTCCGAGCCGATTTTCCGATCCCACATTATGCCGAAAAGGTAAACGTTGGCATCATCAGCAGAATCGTACAGCATGTCGAAAGTAGTCTCGGTTGCAAGTTTGGTAGCATACTTGGTCTTAACATCGTCGCCGATGTAGGCTTCTTCTTCGATCTCAGGGTTATAACTTGAAGTCAGCGAAGTAATGCCTTTATTGAGCTGTTTCCAAGTTTCCGGAGCGGTAGCCGTTTGAATATAATGGCGCATTTTAGAGCGCATAACTTTTTCAGTTGCCATGTTTATTGTCCTTTCACTGTTTACGGATTAGCCGTAAATATATTGCCGGATGTGTTAAATGTGCCCTTAACCGGATTGCCCTGGTGGGCAAGTGTGACGCCGATTTTTAGAGGCTTCAAAGCTTCATCGCCCATGCTGTTATAGATGATATTGACCGTCTCTCTAACCGCCGGATAAACTGTTCCAGTCGATGTAGACGCCATGTTAATGGTCACCAGTTCCGAGTCCGCAGCCGTGCCAATAGAACGCGCCCAAACAAGACCGAAGATTTTATCGTTAGCCGCATCACCCTTGATTCGATTCATATCGAAGGCGGTCTCAACCCCCAAGCCAGTAGTGTATTTTGTCGAGGCTGTGTCGGCAATGTAAGCCTCCTCTTCAATCTCCGGGTTGTAATTCATCGTCAGCGAGCTAACACCCTCGTTGATAAGTGACCATACTGGGTTTTCAGTTGTGCCTGTGTTAAGGTAGTGTTGCACCTTATGTCGCATGATTTTTGCCATGTTTAATTCCTTTCATAGACTAAGCGGCAATTTATGCTGTAAACCGCCGTAGTTAATACTTCGCTGGCTTCCAGTAAGAAGCCGTTAGATAGCGCCTCGATCCACAAGGCGGTGTTGCCAGAAGGCAACGACGGGAGCGATCCGGCTTCAGATTGGTCTCGCAGCCAGTCTGAAAATTGCTCATAGAACCCGTTAGCTTGCAAGCGGTCTGCATCTTCAACGGTTGCGGCACGCATGTTCAGCAAGAAGTGGCGTCCGTAGATACCACCGCTCACAATGTATTCTTCGATTTTTTCCAGTTCTGGCAGCATTACAACCGCGTACTCAGTTGGCGTCTCTCCCACAAATTCCACATACACGCCTCCCGCCAGGGGGGTGTATGTTTCCAGATATTCTTTTATTCCTTGCGCAAAACTATTCACTTCAGCCATGCTGCTGACTCCTTGCGTATGCCTTCACGGAGCGCTTGAAACTCTCGCCGTGTTCTGTCTTCCATCGAGAAAACCATAGACGCCCACGTAGACCACCGGTACTTGACGTTCCAGGTGTGCGCCCGCCGTAGTATTGCGCCTTTGCGTAAGGCGCGAGGTAGCGGATAGTGCCAGAACCGATTACAGAGCCTAATTGCGCCGATTTAATCATCATGGACGTCCGCAAGGGGGTATAAGGCTCCATACCTTTCAGCACGCC